TATACTATCGTTTGACTATATACTATCGTTAGTATAGGTATACTATCGTTTGACTATATACTATCGTTAGTATAGGTATACTATCGTTTGACTATATACTATCGTTAGTATAGGTATACTTTTGAGACCTATACTTTTGAGAGTGTTGCAAAAATGTCACACCAGCCCAGACCCCCCACAGTGGAAATTAAGGGTGACACCCCTACAGTGGAAAATGACCCTACCGAGGGAATTAGGGGGTACAGTGGAAATAAGGAATAAGTTTATGCTTGACCCCCACGGTGGAAATATGTATCAAGGTGGCAAGCCAAACGAATCAGACGGAGGGTTATAATTATGCAAGAATGTGATGAGTGTTGCGGAGAAGGTGTTTGTGAGTACGAACGCTGGGAAAAGTATGGTGATACCTACGAGCCATATGCTGAGTATAAAGCATGTGAGAATTGTAATGGAACTGGACAAACGGAGAGTGAAGAATGATTATTGCTTATGATGTAAAGACGAAGAAGATTTGTGGTGCTAAGGTGCTAGTCGTTAATGGTTGTGTGCTTCCCTTCGAGGTACACAAGGCCACAGATGGAAAGGGTTGGTACTTATACAGGCCACACTACAGCCCAAAGTCGTTCTGTTACTTTAAGCGTCTTAAAGACCTCAAGGATGCCTGTGTTGTATTTTTAGAAGGTGCAGAACTTAAGCACAGTGCTTGGGTAGATACCTTGACACTCTGCATGGAAACTGGTAGCAGCAATATAGTTTCATTGGAACGGAGAGAATCATGACTAAAGGTAATACAACGAGACATGTTTATTTAGTAAATGTTTTGAGAAATGGGCTTGAAGAACCTTTTGGTATTTATGGTACAAAAGAAAGAGCAAGAGATGCAGCAATAGACTATGTTACAGAAGGTGGGTGTGCTTACCATAAAGCCGTGATGTACATAGACGAGTCAAACCCTTACTTTTTTATATATGAGCGATCAGATATTAGGGTTACACTTTGTCCTGTACAATTAAAATAAGGAGAGAATCATGACTGAAGAACTAGAAAGAGAACTGAGACAGATGGGCGTACTGGATCATAAGACCCCCGCAGTGGAAATTGATGTGCACCCTATCTGGATACGTGATGATGTTGTATTCGACGAAGGTGGACAACCAAACTTTTAATCATATTACAGGAGAGACAAGATGCAATTAGATACAAGAAAACTAGAGAACGTAGTCATGGCTGATGTACAGATGTTTGACTTCCCTGACTTTGTTGATGCCTATGTCGAGTACGCTGAGATCAATGGTGTTGAACTTACAGATGCCCAGTACGATGAGGTGAATGAAAACTATGAGTTCCTACAGCAATCAGCTTATGAAAGTTTGTATTGAGTACTTGACACTGACACCCAACTAACCTATCTACAGAATCACAGTGAAACAAGGAGAGATTAAATGGCACTTCCAGAAAACATGGTTACTAACGTACTCAGCGAAAACCAGAACCAGTTCATCACGGTAAAGTTCTTGACCAAGGATGACGAGGTGCGGGTATATAATGGTCGTATGAACGTCATCAAGGGCCTCAAGGGAAATGAGCGTGGCAAGATCGCTGCTGCTGCACTCAAGGCTCATGGTTATGTCACACTCAAAACATCCGAGGGATACAAGTGCTTCAAGATGGACCGTGTACTAGCCTTTAAAGCTGGGGGTCGTCATGTATTTACAATGGGAGCAGAGATCGTATGATAACCATATTATGTCTGTCGGCAGCGATATATTACGAGGCCAGAAACCAGCCAGTTGACGGACAGTTGGCTGTTGCGGAGGTAATCTTAAACAGGGTACAGAGTGATAGGTATCCTGATGATGCCTGCGAGGTAATTAACCAGTTTAAACAGTTCTCGTATACCCACGATGGAAAGTCAGATGACTTCCTTAAGGAACCAGAGCAGGAGGCTGTTGTAAGAGCCATTCTGGTGGCCTCTGAGGTACTTAATGGGTATGGGCTAGGCATCACTTCGACTCACTACCACACAACGGCTGTCAGCCCCTACTGGAATAAGTTCTATGATTATGATGGCAAGCTGGGTGATCATATGTTTTACACAGTGGTAAAGGATTACTGATGGGAAGTGTTGAGCAAGAAATAGAATACTGGGCTGTTCAGAAGGCCACCTTGAAGATCAGGAACAACAGCCTGCAAGACCAGATAGATCAGATAGAACATGACCAGAAGGTAGCTAAGGATCGTCTGAAAGAGTTACGCAAGAACAGAGAGTTGAACAAGAACAAGATGATCATTTGTGAGATACACATAGATCAATTAGGAGGTTAACATGATAGACAGAGAAACGTGGATGGAAACCTTAGACAAGTGCAAAGAGGATTACCATATAATCAAGCGTGAGGCGGTTGCTTGGGAAATGCAAGCCAAGCGTCTACTAGAAGAAAACCATAAATTAAAGGCACAGTTGCGGCTGTGGCAGGGTACAGGACTATGATTAAGGTAACACACATAGATCACATGGGGTCAGACCTTTCTGTAGTAAATGCAGCTAGGGTGTCCTTTGGTAAGAAGAGTGACTGGTTACACCCCGCCAATGGAAAATGGTCAGGCTTAAGGGAAGGTGACACCAAGCTAATCAACTATCTGGCAGAGCATAAGCACATGTCACCCTTTGGTCATGCCTTTGCCAGTTTTCATATCAAGGCACCAATCTTTGTAGCTAGGCAGTTGGTAAAGCATAAGTTCCTACGTTGGAATGAGATCAGTCGTAGGTACGTGAGTGATGAGCCTGAGTTTTATACACCTGCCGTATGGCGTGGTAAGTCAGCAGACAAGAAGCAAGGGTCTGATGGTGTCGTTGATGTGGGTGACTGGGGTGATACTAACTGGGCATGTCTCAAAGCATACAATGATCTACTGGAACACGGTGTAGCACCTGAGCAAGCACGTATGGTACTACCACAGTCCACCATGACTGAGTGGTATTGGTCAGGTTCACTAGATGCCTTTATGGACATGTGTAACCTTAGATGTAAGTTGGATACGCAGTATGAGACTAGGCTAGTAGCAGACTACATAAAAAGTGAAATGATCAACCTGTTTCCCGTATCAGTAGAGGCGTTAGTTAAATGAACACTAAAGAGATGATGAAGATGTGTCGTTCACTTGCGTACAAGTATAATTCACCTAATCAATTCGATGATCTGGTGTCCGAGGGAATGTTGGAGTGCTTAGAACAAGTGGATCAGGGGAACACGCACGGGGCTAATCTAAGGCGTATGGCTAACAGGGCTATGCACGACTACATAAACATTAAGACACTGGCTGTAAGTGTACCTCTAAGTGAGCCAGCTAGGTCTTTGGCTAGGGGTACGGACTACAAGTCAACGATGAGCCGAGAAGGTGTGACAAAATTGCAACAGGCTATCAATTCAACCAGTACACCATTAGAAAGTGCTGAGATAGTTGATGAGGAATCTGATCCTGCTATTGTGTATGAGAAAAAGCAGACTGTACTTGACATAGTAAGGTTATCTAGGGACACGCTTAACGAGAGTGATTGGGATTTGTTCTCTAGGCACTACTTAGAAATGGAGACAACAGATGATATAGCTATATCTGAGCGTGTAACACGACAAGCAGTTGAGAAGAAGTTGAAAAGGTGTGTTAATAAAGTCACAAAGGCTATGAACATTTAGGGGCTTTGGTTGCGTAAAGTCAAAAAATGTTGCTATAGGTAAGTACAGAGGTCTTCTAAAGACTATTAATAATAAGAAGGAGAAACAATATGAGTGCATCTGATACGTTGGATAGACTTAATACGGAAGGTATTAGACCAGCATTTGACGATGAGCCAAAGTACCATGAACTGTCTACAGTGTTTATGTCGTTTGAAGATACTAACGAGTTTGAGGGTCTCGTAATTAGTGTTAAAAAATACGGTCTGTTTGAACCTATTCTTATGTGGCAGGGTTGGATTGTAGATGGTAGACACAGGCACAAGGCTTGCTTGAAGTCTGAGGTTGAACCTGAGTATGAGTACTTACCAGACGATATGCCTTTCAATGTTGTTATGGACCGTGTTGTAGCAGCTAACCTTATGCGTAGGCACCTAACTACTGGTCAAAGGGCTATGACTGCGACTGCTTTGGCTAATATGACTGATGGGGGCGGTGGTAATCAATATACAAAAATGGACCGGACGAATTCGTCTAGTGCAAAATCTAACAAAGACGCGGCGGGTAAGCTTAACGTAGGTACAACAGCAGTAAAGACAGCCAAGGCAATCAAACGTGACGCACCTGACCTAGCTGAGAAGGTTAAGAAAGGGGAAATGACACTAAATGCAGCAGATACCGAAAGGAGAAAGCGTAAGGGATTACCTGAGAAGACGAATGCACCTAAACCAAAAGGGCTTGAACTAGATACCATGATGAAGGTAGGTGGTAAAAACTGGAACAGCATGGTATCGGCAGGTTCTTTAGTATCAACAGCAAGAGACCTATACTTACAAGACGGTGAGAAAGGTATGGGTAGGTCTATCATGCAAATACTTGAGAGTGGCGAAGGGAAACACTCTCAATCTTACAATGCAATGGGGCTAATTGCCCTGTACAATTCTTTGGGTAGTCACCTATCAGAGATAGAGGAATTACTCTTAGACGAACCTGACACAGCATCAATGAACTGAGGATATAAACATGAATAATGAAGATACAGGATCAAACGGGATCGACCTTTTTGGATATGCCACTTCGGTATTGAAAGAAATCAATCATGCAGCGTTTAGTAAGCTAGATGATCCAAAACCGTATTTGATGGAGAATACAATACAGGCTGCTGCAACTATCCTAGATACTGGTGGTAGAACAAAAAAGAACGCTATCTATGCAAGGTCTCGTCAAGAGAAACTTGAGGGTGGAGAAGACTTTGGGTCTTGGGAATATTACTATAAGCCAGATGCCTGTCAGAGAACAGTTGATTGGATATTAGAGAATGACCCAATGGCCTTAATGGAACACCTTGCTGGGTGTCGTAACCGAGGTCGTGGACAAGTTCTTCGTATGGATAACATACAAGACTATGCAAACGAGAAGCTGTTTGGCAAGAAGTAAGTAACAGGAGAGAGCCACATGAACCAAGAAGTACCACACCAGCCCTGTCCATATGTGTCGTGTGGCTCCTCTGATGCCTTTAGCTTTAATAAGGCTAAGGGTTGCGGGAAGTGCCACGCTTGTGATCAGTCTTATCCCTCAAGGGGTGAGACATACGATTGGGCTAAAGATAAATATCCAACAATAGAAAGGGGAGAAGTAATGACGTTTACACCAAAGAGAATAGAGACCGCTGGTGATGGTCGTTATACACCCCTCCGAGGGATTAATGCTAGGACTATGGAGGACTTTAATGTTAAGACATATGATGGTCGCCAAGAGTACGTATACCCCAGCGGTGGAATTAAAGTCCGTACCTTACATGAGAAAGGTTTCTACACTAAGGACGGGTTCAAGGGAGATGAACTGTTTGGTATGAATATGTTTACCGCTGGTTGTTCTAAGACTGTAACCATTACTGAGGGGGAACTAGACGCCTTATCAGTAGCACAGATGATGAAAAGTCAGTACATTAATCCTGTTGTATCATTACCGTCTGGTGCGCCATCTAAGAAGCTGTGGGAGAACTGTAAGGAGTGGCTAGATAGCTTCCAGAAGATTGTGTTGTCAGTAGATAATGATGATACTGGTAATGCCTTAGCTGATCGTGTAGCTAAGTTGTTTCCTAACAAGGTGTACCGAGTACCACACGACAAGTATAAGGATGCTAATGAGTTCCTACAGGATAATGCACATGCGGAGTTCAAGAGTGCATGGTGGAACGCTGCTAAGTACACGCCTGAGAATATCTTAAACACTGCTGACCAGTTCTTGTCGTTATATCGGGATACACCAGACCATGTATATGTTCCTACAGGTATCACTGACTTAGACGATAAGATTATGGGACTTATGCAGGGTCACTTCACAGTGATTAAGGCACCTACTGGCATAGGCAAGACTGAAGTTATGCGTTACTTGGAATACAACATGCTACAGCGTAAGGTTCCTATTGCTGCATGGCACCTAGAAGAGACTAAACTAAGGTCACTACTTGGGCTTGTGTCGTATGAGTTACAGGATAATCTGACTAGGCGTGACTTGATTGATGAGAAGGGGAGACATGAGGATGTCATAGAAGCAATTAAGAGTGTCACTAGGGACGAGAACTTTTATCAGTTCTACTTAGGTGATGGTCAAGGCACTGATGAACTGTGTGATCAGATACGTTTCTTCAGTCAGGCATGTGGATGTAAGTATGTGTTCTTTGAGCCTATTCAAGACGTAGTATCAGGACGATCAGAGGCGTCTAAGGAGGAGTTACTAGCTGACCTGTCTGTAAGGCTCTCTAAGCTATCAGCGGAACTAAATGTGGGTATTGTGACTATCGCTCACACTAATGAAGACGGGGACCCTAAGTACTGTAAGATGATAGGACAACGTGCCAGTGTTATCATTGATCTGTCTAGGGATAAAGAAGCAGAAGACCTTGATGAAAGAAACACAACATACATCACGGTACAAAAAAACCGCCCTTGCAGTGAAGAAGGACGGGCTGGCAGAATGAAGTTTAACAGTGATACGTTTACATTGACAGAGGTGTACTAATGGCAGAAACAGTGTTCGACATAGAGACAGATGGACTGTTAGATAAGCTGACTAAGATACATGTGTTGTCGTATCAAACATCATCTATGGATGAGCCAAGGTCTATCTTTGACTACGATGAAATGAGGGACTTTTTCTTGGAGTACAGTATGGATCATACGTTAGCCTTAGCTGGACATAACATTGTACGCTTTGATATACCCGCAGTGGAAAAGGTGCTAGGTATAAAGGTCAATGCCAAGCTAGTAGATACGTTAGGACTTAGCTGGTACTTGCATCACAACAGGACAAAGCATGGGCTGGCAGTGTACGGAGAAGAGTATGGTGTACCTAAGCCCAAGGTAGATGATTGGGAAGGTCTAACCAAAGAAGAGTATGCCCATCGCTGTGAAGAAGATGTAAAGATTAATGTGCGCCTGTGGCGTGACCTAAAGCGGAAATTGGAGAAACTATATGAACAGTGAAGCGTGGAGACTTATTGACTACATCACATTCAAGTTAGACTGCGCTAAGGAACAGGAGGCCCTACGGTGGAAATTAGATGTAGCTAAAGCCAGTATGCACCTTGCTGAGTGGCAGGGGATGAAAGAAGATAAGGTAGAACAACTAGCTAATGCTATGCCCCGTCATGTACTTACTAAGGTGCAGAACAGGCCCAAGGTGATGTATCGTAAGGATGGTAGCCTAAGCAGTCACGGGGAGAACTTTGAGGCTCTTAGAAAGCAGTACAAGCAGCCTGAGACGGTACAGGGGTTTGTTGTACAGACAGGAGAAGAACGGGGTAATCCTAACTCGGTATCTCAGATCAAGGATTGGTTGTTTAGCATTGGTTGGCAACCTAGAACATTTAAGTTTGTAAGAGAGGGCAATGGTGATGAACGACAGATCGAACAAGTCAGGAAAGATGGGGAACTATGCCCGTCAGTTAAGAAGCTGGCTGATAACGATCCTGCTGTTTCTATTCTGGATGGTCTTTCTGTTCTTACTCACAGAATCGGGATACTGAAGGCGTTCCTAGAGTGTGAGGTAGATGGATACCTACAAGCTGGGGTAGCTGGTATGACTAACACTATGAGGTTCAAACATGCTAAACCTTTGGTTAACCTCCCCTCAGTGGAAAAACCCTATGGTGCAGATATACGAGGATGCCTGATTGCCCCAGAAGGTTACGTGTTATGTGGTGCAGATATGACTAGCCTAGAGGATACAACTAAACGTCACTATATGCAGCCACTAGACCCTGAGTATGTAGCAGAAATGTCACAACCAGGATTTGACCCACACCTTGACCTAGCTAAACATGCTGGTGTCATTAGCCAAGAGGACATAGACAAGCACAACACAGGAGAACGCAGTTTAAAGTCATTGCGTAAGAACTACAAGGTGGTCAACTACAGTGCCACGTATGGTGTCAAAGAGGCTACGTTGTCTCGTACTACAGGCATGAAGAAGTCAGAAGCTAAGAAACTACTTGCTGCCTTCTGGGATCGTAACTGGTCTGTAGAGGCCGTGGCAAGGGGTGTACGTGTACGAGAACCACAGGGGCTAGGGGGTATGTGGCTAAAGAACCCAGTCAGCGGTTTCTGGTACAGCTTACGAAGTGAGAAGGACCGCTTCAGTACACTTAATCAAGGTACAGGTGTCTACTGCTTTGATACTTGGGTTAAGCATTGTCGTAAAGATGGTGTGTTAACGATAGGACAGTTTCACGATGAAATTATCAGTATGGTAAAAGAGGGAAAGGAGACACAAGAGAAGATCAGTATGGACGATAGCATTGAACGACTAAATGATGAGTTGCAACTAAATGTACCTTTAGGTATTGATGCTCAGTTCGGAAAGAGTTATGCTGACATACACTAATTTATTTTTGGTGTGTGGTTGCGTAAGTACAAAAAATGTTGCTATATATAAGTACCCGCATAAGGAAAGGAACCCGACATGGGAAAGAAAGTTTACGTTGAGTGTCCAGTTAATTGGGCTAAGTTGCGTGAAGAAGACCGAGACATGGGTAAGAACATGCAGGAAGGTTCTGATGCACGAAACAAGATTGATGAGGTACAGGGACGCTATACTGTGCAGCTAATGCTTGATAAGGATACTAAGAAAAAGATGGTATCTGATGGTGTACCTAACAAGGGTATGCAAGCACAGTTGTTCAAGGAGGATCAGGAAGGTACGGAATACTTCTCAGCAAGACGAGGCCACTTTAACCCTAAGTTCAAAGATCAGAACACAGGGGAATATGGTGTAGTAATGGGACCACCCCGTGTCCTTAAAGAAGATGCTGACGGTGTTCTAGTTGATTGGGACTTTGAGGCTGATGGTCTCATTGGTAACGGTAGTAAGGTTGTAGCAAAGCTAGATGTATGGGACGGTAAGTTGACTACCTTAGAAGCAGTTAAGGTTGTTGAACACGTACCATACGAAGCGTCAGACGGGAGTGCTTTCTAATGACTAAAGCCACCATCATCTTTGAAACCTCGGAAGAGGTAGATGGGTACGAAAGTAAGACTACTATTGAGCGTCACAATGTAGACACTCTTGAGAATCTTGCATACTTATACAGTGAGGCTACAGTGGCAGGGGGCTGGACTTACATTAAGGCAGTGGCCCTAGAAAAAGAGGATGAGACTATTGTCTGGTCCGACATTTGAGCCAAAGCATGTCTTAGTTGATGGTGACATTGTTGCGTACAGGGCTGGATTTGCCTCAGAGGGTAAGACCAGTGCAGATGCAGAGGACAAAGTAGATGAGGTTATGAACTTTATAGCTTCCAATACTATGTCTTTCCCTGTGCCTGACAGGTTCCATACGTTCTTAACTGGGGCTGATAACTTTAGGTTCGCCATAGCTAAGTCGTACCCCTACAAGGGGAATAGGAGTAAGTCTGAGAAGCCTGAGTATCTGCAACATTCAAGGGATTATCTAGTGTCTAAGTATAACGCAGTGGTAAGTTACGGGGAAGAAGCTGATGATCTTATAGCCATAGCTGCCACTAAGTTTGGTCCTAATACTGTTGTGGCCTCTATAGATAAGGACATGCTACAGATACCTTGTTACCACTATAACTTTGGAAGGGATGAATGGTCACAAGTAGATGAGTGGGGCGGCTCTAAGTTCTTCTACACTCAGATACTAACTGGTGATGCAGCCGACAACATTAAAGGTATCAAAGGCGTTGGACCTGTTAAAGCTGGTAAGTTGTTAAAGGATTGTACGACAGAAGAAGAACTGTGGTACGCTTGCTTAGAGGCTTATGATGGTGACTATGACCGTGTAGTGGAAAATGCCCAACTACTGTGGCTAAGGAGAAGAGAGGAAGAGTTATGGGAGCCTCCAACAGTGAGAGACGGAGACACGCAATAAAGAATGGATACCGCTCTGGCTTGGAGGAAGATATCTCTAAGGACTTGATTGGACGGGGTGTAGACTTTGAGTATGAGAAGCTAAAGATACAGTGGCAACTCATAGAACAGAAGACCTACACCCCAGACTTCAAGTTACCTAATGGTATCATCATTGAGTCAAAAGGCAGGTTTGTTGCAGCGGATCGTAAGAAGCACCTTAAGGTTAAAAGTCAGCACCCGTTCCTAGATATTAGGTTTGTGTTTTCTAACTCTAGGGCTAAGTTAAACAAAGGTGCAAAGAGTACCTATGGGGATTGGTGTGACAAACACGGTTTCCTGTATGCAGATAAAAGGATACCCGACGAATGGTTAACCCCCTAGTTACCTTTAAGGTACATAATGTAAGTGGAGACCCCTATGAATACGAAGATTGTTGGTGGTTAGACTGCTTAGTTGAAGACCCTGACCTAACTGGTGAGGATGCAATGTTTGGGGAAGAAATTCCCTTTAACACCAGAGAAGACGCCATGAAGTTTAGGACACACTTTCTGACTTCAATACAACCAGTGATCATTGAGTTTGAACTAGGAATGGAGGTGAAGTATGACGGGTAAAACAGCTATTGTATTCTCTTGCGCTCATGTAGACCCTTCAGTGGGAAATGAGCGTTTTGATTGGCTAGGTGAACTAATCTATGAGGTCAATCCTAACTACATCATTGACTTAGGTGATGGTGCAGATATGAAGTCTCTTAACACTTATGACACACGCTACCCACAAGCTATGTGCGCTCAGAGTTACGAGGCAGATATTAACCACTACAACGAAGCTATGGACCGCCTGAGACGTAAGCCCAGTACCCGTAAGTATAAGGTGCCACAATGGTTTGGGTTTGAGGGCAACCATGAACATCGTATCAAACGTGCTATAGCGCATGACCCACGACTAGAAGGAGACAAGTATGGTATCTCATATAGCCACTTACAGACAGATCACTGGTTTGATGAATACCATGAATACGAGAACTCAGCACCATCTATAAGGGACTACGATGGAATATCCTATGCTCACTACTTCAGTTCTGGTAACTATGGTACTGCTATGTCAGGGTTACATCATGCCAATGCGCTAATGGCTAACAGGAACCACAGCAGTACGTGTGGGCATAGTCACAAGCGAGACCTTAAGTTTAGGGATGGGGCGCACCCTAGTGGTATCATGGGGCTTGTAGCGGGGTGTTACAAGGGTGCAGCAGAGTCTTGGGCTGGTCAAGCTAACAACGATTGGTGGAAGGGTGTTGTCATTAAGAGGGACATTTCTGGTGGCATGTACGATCCTGAGTTTGTATCACTTCAACGTCTAAAGGAGATGTACGGTAATGGGGAAGCGTTCTAATTTTGAGCGAGTGCCAAGGGACTACTATCCTACCCCAATACAGGCTGTAGAGCCTCTGATCCCTCACCTACCGTATGCCTTCGATTACTTGGAGCCATGTGCAGGTGACGGGAGACTGATCTCTCATATAAGCCAGTTAACCAGTGGACTAGGGGAATGTATAGGTGCCTACGACATAGAGCCAAGACATGACTATGTACAGAAGATGGATGCGCTAACTATAGAAAGTGTCTCAGGTAGTTTTAGCAAGGACTTCTTTGCTATTACTAACCCACCTTGGGACAGGAAGATACTGCATCCGTTGATAGATAACTTCTTAGGTATATGTCCTGTTTGGTTGTTGTTCGATGCAGATTGGATGCACACTAAGCAGTCAGCAACCTTTATGACCTACTGTAAGACGGTGGTAAGTGTAGGAAGAGTTAAGTGGATTGAGGGAAGTAAGAGCCAAGGCAAGGATAACTGTGCTTGGTATCTCTTTGACTACAGTAATGAAGAACAGACGCAGTTTTATGGGAGAATGATACAATGATTATGAGTCACAAGAGTATGGAAGCGTTTCGTGAGTACAGTGATTGGGTAGAGGACAAGATCATTACTGAGGGTAAAGACCGCCTGATGGAAAATGCTCTAGGTCTTATGGGTGAGGCTGGGGAAGTAGCCGAAAAGATTAAGAAGAGTATGAGGGACAAGACCGAGGTTACACCTAACGACATTGTAAAGGAACTAGGTGACGTTGTGTTCTATGCTACAGCCTTATCTAACTACTACCATGCTAACTTGGGTGTGACTATCCTAGAGAACATTAACAAACTAGATAGCCGTGAGGCACGTGGAACTATTAAGGGCAGTGGTGACAACAGATGAATTGGGTTACACGATACTACAACTACCTAAAGACTTGGCGGTTACACAGAGAAACCATTAAGCAACTAAATACTATGAGTGATGCCGCCTTAAAAGACATAGGCATCAACAGAGGCGATATTAACCGAATGATCTGGCTAGACGAAGATATGATTCAAAGAGGAACGAAGAATGAAAAGTAACTACTTGCCCACAGACTACCAAACATTTATTGCTACTAGCCGCTATGCACGTTGGTTAGAAGAAGAAGGACGCCGTGAGACTTGGGGTGAGACAGTTGGGCGGTATATGACTAATATCGTATCTCCTTGGCTAACCCCTACTATAGAAGAAGAAATCTGTGACGCTATCCTTAGTCTTGAAGTTATGCCTAGTATGCGTTCGCTTATGACTGCGGGTAAGAGTTCAGCAAGAGATAATACGTGTATGTATAACTGCTCTTACTTACCCGTAGATGATCCTAAAGCCTTCGATGAGGCTATGTTTATCCTGCTCTGTGGTACTGGTGTCGGGTTCAGTGTTGAGCGTCAGTTCATTACTAAGTTGCCAGAGGTTCCCTCCCTCTTTGAAAGTGACACGACTATTGTTATCAAGGACAGTAAGGAAGGTTGGGCTAAAGGTCTCAGACAAGTTCTGGCTCTCCTGTGGGCTGGTGAGATTCCTAAGTGGGATGTATCTAAAGTGCGTCCAGCGGGTGCTAGACTTAAGACGTTTGGTGGTCGTGCTAGTGGTCCTGCTCCTTTGGTTGATCTGTTTAACTTCTCTGTGTCTACGTTTAAGGCAGCACAAGGGCGCAAGCTGAGTTCTATTGAGTGCCATGACCTAATGTGTAAGATTGGTGAAGTTGTTGTTGTAGGGGGCGTTAGACGCTCTGCTATGATCTCTTTAAGCAACCTATCTGATGATCGTATGCGTCACGCTAAGTCAGGTAACTGGTGGGAACTAAATGGACAACGAGCGTTAGCTAACAACTCTGTGTCTTATACAGAAAAGCCAGATAGTATGTCATTCATGCGTGAGTGGGTGTCTCTAATGGAGAGTGGATCAGGTGAGCGAGGTGTATTTAATCGTGAAGCATCGAAGAAACAGGCGGCTAAGAATGGCAGACGAAATGCAGAGTACGAGTTCGGAACCAATCCATGTTCGGAAATCATACTTAGACCGAATCAGTTCTGTAATCTCACAGAGGTTGTCATACGTGCTAACGACAGTCTGGAAGACCTTGCAAGAAAAGTCCGTCTTGCAACTATACTTGGAACCATTCAGTCAACCTACACCCACTTTCCGTACTTGCGTAAAATGTGGACTGACAATACCGCAGAAGAACGATTGCTCGGTGTGTC